AGCTGTCTTTAAATTTGTTCTAACTGTACTTGGTACCATTTAGGCTATTGCAATCTTTTGATAAGCTCTAACCATTTGAGATACATCTCTGCCTACTGGGGACATGCGTATCACTCCTAAATCGCCTAGACCTAATACGCCACCTGGGGCATCTTTACGCTTGTATAAATCAGCTGTAAGGATAAGGCAGGCAACATTGACATCACTGGGTACAGATGGCCAGCCAAACTTAGCGGTTACTTGTACGCCGGGGCGTAAGCCGTTTTGTGTCAGGCCAGGGAATATAGGCCATGACTCAGTATTTGAGACCATAGTCAATTGTGTGAAGGGTCTGCCTAAAGCTGCAGCTGTAAGCGGATCCATAATAAAATCTGTGTTTAAAGTCAGTGTTTTTGTATAAGTGCCATTGCCGCCTTCATCTACTTTTACTATAAGGCCGGTTGTACTACTAATGTCATCTGTATAAACAAAAATGTCTGAGTAAGCTCTATAAAGGCGTGTTGTAGCTGTAGCATCTGCATAAAATCTGCGATTAGCAATTTTATCAATAGAGCGTGAGGATGACTCAACTAAAGTCTCAAGTAGGCTGTCATCTGTAGTATCTGAAATAGACAAGTAGGCCTTGATGCCGGCCAGTGTTGCGTATCCATTTGTTATAGCCATGGTTGGTATCCAAAACCTAAAGTGCTCTGGGACATTAAGCAAACTCCATTCTTAAATACCAACCATAGTTAGGATCTAAGCCCCCTGGAAGGGTAGGGGGCTTAGAAGCTTTACTTAGAAGCTTGGTGTTGCCAAGCCGGTGCCGTTAATTTGTGCAATTGCTTTTGGATAGCGTTCAGCTGTAAATGCTGACATTCCAAATAGCACAATGTTAATTGCTACCTTGCCGTTTGGCTCTTCAAAGGTGACATAAGTAGGAGAGTTTGTCTCTTCAAACAAATGACACTCATTCAGATCTACAACAAAGATTGTGTCTTGGTTTGTAGATGTGCCAATATTTGTTGCAATGTTAGCATCAACAATAATTGGCAAGCCAAGTATTGAATATCCACTTGCACCATACGCAGGTGTTCCATTGCCAGTACCCATTGCATTGATTGGGTTGTAAGCGTTTGGTACCACCAATGGGCGGTTTGATCCATCAAGGCCGGATAGTAAGAAGCCAAGGCGGCGTGGGTGCATAAGTATTGCGTTTGGATTTACATACACATTACTTTGGATCTGTTGGATCGCATCTGCAAGTTTTGGATATAGACCTGCAACTGTACCTGTAGTAGCTGTGTAAGTTACTAAGATACCGCTTGTCATTGTCTTTAATCCAAGAGGCTGACCATTTGAACCGGTGCCGTTAAGGATCGCATCATCAAGCTTGGTGTTGTAGGCTCTAATTAAATCACCTAGAACAATTGACTCTATGTTGTATCCACGCAGTAATGCTTGCTTTGATACTGAGGCTTGACCAGCAATTGTATTTACATCAACTGTCAAGGTTGTATCTGCCATGTCTTGTGTTACCGCAGCTGTGTTTTGAGATGTTTGATAAGCTGTTGTATTTCCAGTAGAGATTTTTGACAATACTACTGACATGCCTTGTGCAGGTAATGTGTGTTTGCGAGCTGCATCTGCGAATGGGCGACCAGCTCTAGCTAGTGGCGCATATAGATCAACAAGGTATTGAGGCACTACTAAGCCTGCAAAGCTTGATGTTGATACTGCACGCTTCTCAACAGCCATCTCTCTTTGGTGGCGTTGAATACGCTCTAGTGCATCACCATCTGTTTTAAAATGGGACTTGAGTGCATCTGTCATAAAGTCATTACCAGAGCGTGTTGAGTAAGTAAGCTCTTCGCTTACAACGCTGAACCCACCGGCTCTTGACTCTTTCTTTGGCTCTACATTCGCATCAACTTTGGCTGCTAATTCAGCTGCCTTTTGATTGCGAATTTCAATATCGGACATCTGCTCTATTCTTTCATCTAACTTTTTTACTTCAAGGTTAAGTGCCTCTACATTGGCAAGTTCAACCTCTGATAGATCCCGGGCTTCTTCAGCCGCACGCTCTACTGTTGATGAAATAAGAGCAGTCTTTGTTTCACGCTTCTCACGCAGAGAGGCTAGAAATGTATTAGACATTTTTCTCCTATAAATTAGTTTGGTTTGTTTGAGAAGGTGTAACACGCTGCAATGCAGGGTTAGGTGTTCTACGATTTATATTATATCTGTTTTTTTAAATTTTGTAATATCAAAACAGCTGTGTTGTATCTAGGTTTGTCATCCTCTTCATCATCTTCTCTGTCTTGGTTAGCTATATTTTCTGACCAAGTTTTACCAGGGTCTCCACCCCATAGTGCCCAGGCAATCCTGCCGTTTGATGGATAACCCTCTTCACCTGGACTAAAACCCTCAGCTTGTTTATCTACTTCATGTCTTGCAAAAAAAGATACCATGCGATTGACTGTCTCTAAAGGCAGATCTTTACCGCCGGCAATATCCCGACCCCTAGCAATACCTACCTCAGTGCCACCTCTACCAAACTCTTTACGCCAATCTAAACCTCTTTGTGCCTCTGCCCTCATGGCCGCCGTTGGTGTATAGCTTTCGGCTCTAGCTTCATTTTGAGCCGCCCATCTGTTGCAATAATAATTATCTTTGACATTAGCATCCCACAGGTCACAATAGCCTGCCTCATAAAAATAACAGTTTGCGCAATTACGACCCTCTGGCACATCTTCGCTAGTTGCCGGTCTATAGTTTTCTGGTAACTCTCTTGTACCAAACTCTGAAATGTTTATAGCTGTCAATTGTTCATTGGCTTGTGCTTCGGTTTTGTGACAGCCTAGTAACTCATTGCCTTCATCTTTTACTACTGCGTAACCTTCGCAGTCCGGATGATTATTTACTACGCTGTATGGCATTTAAAATTTTCTTTGCTTCATCTAATCTAGGTGTCATCATTGGTGCACCCTCACGCACTCCAGATATAGCAGCTAGATCTCCATAAGCTCCAAAGGTAACAAGTGAGACCTCTGCTAAATGTGCCTTGATGCGCTCCATAACGCCATCTGGTCTTTTGCGGTTTTTAATTGGCATGAAACCAATAGAGAGCTGATCTAAAGCTCCATCTTTTACTAGCTCAAGAGCTTCATCACCCTCTCTAGTTTTGGAAATCCTAAATTCAGCATAAAGTCCTTCATCTGTCTCTTTTAATAGTGTCGCTCTACCCAACACATTATTTTCTCCATGACCTCTTAAAAGCTTGACCCGGTGGGGAGCTCTAATAACTTCGGCAAAAACACCTTTTCTAAATATCTCAGTCAATGTGCCATTTATGCGCTGCTCTTTATTGTAAGGCACTGCTATACCAAAGATTGTGCGACCATCACCATTGGCAAGGCGTAGTTGTAACTCTACTGAGTATTGTCTATTTTCTATATCATTGTTCATCTGTCACCTCTTGTACTTGTGAGCTTGCATCTACTTCATCATCAAACTCGCCCTCTTCATAATCCATAGACTCAAGATTTTCTCTGTCACGCACTTCATCAACAGTTAAAAATCCACTTGACAAGGCGGTTGCGTAGGCTGCATATCTACTAGCTGTATCTGTCTTCAGCATTGACTCATACTTAAACTTGGCAGTTTGTCCACGCACTAACAGGTCTGAGAAGGCGGCCTCAATTCTCTCAGCTATTGGTTGTATGGAGAATTTAATAAGCTGTAAGTTTTCTTGTTCAACATTGCTATAAGTACGGCTGCTATTAGGTGCGCCTAAGTAATATGCAGGCAAACCAAGAATGTTAGCCGCCTCGGTTAGCCCGGCTGTTTGTGCCTCAACCAATTGACTCTCAGCTGCGTTACTACTTAAAACCTCAAAGTCTGTTGATGCGTTCATTACTACCGGTGATCTATTGCGTGATGAGTACATTGACATCCATGCAGACTTTAAAGCATCTGCCTCTTCACTTGTTAAATCTGGGTTCGCTGATTTAATAACAGCTGTGGGATTTACGCCACCATCAAAGTATCTAGCTGCATATTCATTTATAGCAATCTCTTTACCTAGTGATTGTTTTGCAACAGCTAAGATGCCTCTGCCAACAAGATCACCCGGCATTGTAAAATTTTTGATATGAAATATCTCTGATCGGTCATAAACCTTTTCATCAATGCGATAAACAATTTTGCCTTTATCTCTTGACACTTGCACCCGGTCAGGTGCGACTGGATAAAGACTGTCTGGATAACCATTAGCACCTGGCTCACCTAACACTGCAATGTAATTACCATCCATTAACAAACCTGCAGCCATGGCTGCAATAGTTTCCATTCTTGTCTCTGTTGGATTAGGTCTAGCCAAGATGTTTGGTTTAGGTATTACTTCTCTGCCATTGCGATATGCACAAAGCTCAAGTGCGCCTATTGCATCTGCAATTAAAGAGATACCTCTAAAGATTGCAGGTATGCCAAGTGCAGTGCGACCATCTACATAGGTGCCTGCGTAGTTACCTTCAAAAAATCTACCGACTCTACCAAGAGAGTCCACATAACCACTAGATGTATAAACAAGGCCGGGTTGTATCTGTCTCTTAAGTAGCTTGCCAAGCATTATTTACCTCTAACCTCTAAAGCAATGCCGAATAAAATTAAAAATACGCCGCCCAATAATACTCCAGAAATCAAACTAAAGGATGCGACACCTAAGACTATCAGTAAAGATCCTGCTACTTGTAAAATAGTTGATATGTATTTCATTAGTACATCTTACTCCTTGCCACTGGTCTCTCTTCGATTGTAGTCACTACTCCATAGCGTGCCAGCGTTACCGCTACAAGTGGCGTGATGTTTGTTGTGCTCTGTCTATTCCATGCCCATGAGTCTCCTAGTGGTCTTTTAGTAGAGCCAAGGATTGCAGCTCTAAGGTTTGGGTCATCTATGTGACAGATTGTTTTGGCTTGTACAGCATCATAAAAAGATCCACACGCTCTTGCATAATCTCTAAGATGTATTGCCATCACCCCTACATTCTCTTTTTGCAGCTCTGCGATAAGTGAGGCTGCAGGTGAGCCGGTATCTATAACCACCTTTGTCTTATATCGCTTACACAGCTCAATCAATTTAGGCAGTACCCAGGATGTGCCCTCTTTACACT